GCGTCTTCGGCGGCCTCGGCTTGATCGCGGATCGCCTCCATGGCGTCCTGGCGCGAGCTGGCCTCGGTCTTCCGCTGACCCTCAGTCAAGTCGGCCGCCATCTTCTCGCGCTTGAAGGCCAGCTCGTCACGCTTGACCTCCAGCTCGGCCATCTTCGCCGGGTCGCCATTGGCCCCGCCGGTAATCGGCGCGATCTTGGCCAGGATGGCGTCGCTGACGGCCGCGACAGCGGCGCTGACCTGCATCTCGATCTGCGGCGGCAGGGGTTGCCCGGGCACAAACTGAAGGCCGGTCGCAGCCACGAACTCGGCGGCATAGAGCATGGCCAGATGCTCGCCGCAGTGAGCGAGAAGCTGCTGGGTGATCGGCGGCGGCAGGTTGGGTATCTGGAGCTGACCAATGTGCGCCATGAGGTGCGCCTGATGGCTCTGTTGCAGCCCAGCCGCCACCTTCTGCCCGGTCATGATGTGGGCAAACTCGGTCACCGGATCGGCGGGCTTGATGTCGTCGTGCGGCGGCATCAGCCGTTTGATCTCGTTGTCGCTGCAGCCCAGCGTGCGGAGCATGTCTTCCAGCGCAGCTTTCAGGTCCATCAGGCCATTGCTCTGCATGGCCATCTGCAACTTGCCCTGAGCGCGAGCCAGACGCTGCACCTGGGTCGGGATGTTGGGGTCGCTGACCGGCACGATGTCGTCGGCATCGGCGAAATCGCTCGCCATCGCCCGCCCCTTCTCGCCGTTGACCACGTAGGGATATGTCGCGCCATCATCCTCGGCGAACAGCCTCGACAGCATCCGCAGCTCCTTGCGCTGCGCGGTGTGGCACCGCTGCAGCGTGGCGGCCTCGGGCCGCATGGCCTGCTCGATCATGGCCACCGTCGTGCCCACCGGGGCATCCTGACGACCCTCGCCCACCTGCAGTTCCGTCGTGTTGCCCAGGGCCTGCCCCATGCCCACCACGCTCTCGATCAGCGCCGCCCAGGAGGTCGGCACGTCGCGGTAGGGCATCGGCATCACGGCCTCCTGTATGCTGCCGCCGCCGGTGTCGATCTCCTTGAACTGCCCAGGCCCGACGGTGATGGAGCTGTCCTCGGGCCTCGCGCCCTTCTTCCGCAGCCCGCCAGGGAAAGTGAACAGCGTCACCGCGTTGATGGCCTGCCGCCACAGCACGCTGGCGGTGTCGGTAGTCGACGCCATCATGTGGATCAGGCCCCAGCCGTAGAAGCCCTGGCCGGGGTGGAACTTGTAGTGGCTGTAAATCTCGCGCCGGCGGAACAGCGGATCGCCTTCACGCCAGTCGCGCTCCAGCCGCAGCACGCGGCGGGTGCCGACTTCGATGGTGACCAGCCAGGGCAGCGGCAGACCATCCGGCTCGCCCTCGGCGTCGAGGTGGGACAGGTCGGGGTGATCTATGTCCAGCAGAACCTGCACCTCGACCGTCTCGTAGGAGGCGAAGCGGCTGTCGGTGGTTTTCTTGATGCCGGTCGTGGTGTCCTTCGCGCGGCCGCCGCTCGACGCCGTCGGATCGCCCAACTCCAGGCGCCGATAGTATCCGCTCCACATCCGCCGGGACATCTCGGCCTGGGAAACGTCGTCCTCCAGGGTGATGCGTGGCGCGCTCTGCATGTCGGTCGCGTCATCGCTGACCAGCAGGTTGAACGGGGTGACAAATCGGCTGCGCGGCTGACCAGTGACCGGGTCGCGGTAGACCTTGCGGAAAATGCTACCGCACAGGCCGAGGGTCAGGTTCCCCTTGTCGAAATCCTCGTAGTAGCCCTCGTCGACCGCCGTCAGATAGAAGTTCAGGAAGTCCTGCTTGCGTCGAGCCTTCGCCTCCACCTCGGGCGATGTCTCGCCGATCACCTCGCAGCGGGCCGGGCCGGCGGCGGGCAACATCTCGGCGCGCGATGTCGATGTCCATCGGATGGCGGCGATCAGCAGCATCGGATGCACCGCACCGCTACTGCCGTTGAACGGCTTGTCGAGGTGCTTCACCTTCAGGCCGAGGTACTGCATGCCAGCCGCCAGCGTCGCGCGGTACTCGACGACGCTCTCGCGGTCGACATCAATGCCGTCCATCACCTCCTCGGCGATCCACTGCAGGGCATCCTCGTCCAGCACCTCGGCAAGGTTGTCGCTGTGAGCGCCGGGTGAGATGCCGACATCGGTCGGGTCTTCCACCACCAAAGCGAGCGAGCCGTCGGGCTGCTCGACCCCCTGGGCGCCGCCGAGCTGTTGGAGCTGCTGCGGGGTCAGTTCAGCGGCCACCTCGGCCTGCTGCGGCGCCTGGGGCATGCCACCCTGGGGCGTCTGCTGCGGAGCCTGCTGCTGAGGCTGGGGTTGCTGGGGCGACGGGGCGCCCTGGGCCGCGCCCAGCCCCTGCGTCATGCTCCCGCTCATCGGGGTTAGCGCAGACCGCAGACGAGGTCGACGACCCGGGCTTCAAGCGCCGCCAGACGCTCCTCGACGGTCGGGGCGGCCGGCTCAGCCTCGGCGGCGGGCTGCGCGTCGGCCGGTGTGTCGGTCTGGTCTATCTCGCTCATGCTGCGTCCCCTATCGAGCCGCCGGCGACGCCGGCGACCCAGGTCCATCCGGTAGAGGATGGCCTATAGCACGCAGGGTTGAAGGCTGGCAGCAGGTATTCCACCGCCGACGATCAGTACAGCGCGGCCTCCTCGGGATCGGTCCCGACCGGCACGGCCGGCGGCGGGTCGTCCTCGACGAACAGCTCGAAGCCCAGCTCGCGCAGGTGGCGCAGGCCATGGGTCACTGAGTCGAGGTAGTCGTCATGCCGGCCGCGCGGGAAGGCGGCGCACTCGTCGATGCACTCCTGCGCCCAGGGCCGAAACACCGGATCGCTGCCGTGGTCGTCGATGCGGCCAGGGTAATCGCGGCGCAGCGCGGCGTCCTTCACCCCGCGCGGTTCCAGCTTGGCCACCGCGCACACCGACCCATGCTCCATGAACGTCTGGATCGAGTAGGCTCGAGCGAACTTGTCGGTCGAGGCCGGCATCTCGACCACGTTCATCTCCGGCTGGCGGCGGCGCAGTTCCTGGATCACCGACTTGCCGCTGGCCTTGCCCTCGATCACCACCCGCAGCGGCACGCCGCGTCGGCCGAAGTGGTGCGCGGTGTCCTCCAGCTTCTCCATCAGGCTGGAGAACTCTAGCCGCTCAGCCCAGGCGTAGCGCAGCAGGAAGCGGGCGCGGCCATCATCGCCCCTCACCACCCACCAGACCGTGCAGGCGGTGCGGTCGTTCTGGACCTCCTTGGTGTAGGCCGTGTCGAGCGAGATGACGATGAACTCGGGGTCGGTCGCCTCCAGCGGCGTCAGCCAGGGCTGCCACCAGTGGCGCTTCACGACCGCGCCGTCCTCGCTGTAGGGCTTCTGCTGATAGAGCGCGGTCCAGTGCCTGTCGCTCAGCGCCCGCTTGATGCGGCGCAGATGCTCGATGGGGAAGCGCTCGGGCCACAGCGGCTCGCCCTCGGGCGTGATCGCCGGGAAGTCGACGACCTCCCACTCCTCATCCCGGTGTTCGCGGGTGACGAAACCGATCAGGTCGTCCTCATGCCAGCGGGTGCCGATCAGGACTATCGCGCCGTCGGGGGTCAGGCGGGTGTACGCGACCGACCCCCACCAGTTCTTCACCTTGGTTCGGATGCGCTCGCTGTCGGCCTCCTCATCGCCCTTGATGATGTCGTCGACGATCAGCACCGAGGCGCCACGGCCGGTGATCGGGCTGTTGCGGCCGGCGGCGAAATAGCCGCCCTGTTGCGGCGTCTTGAAGCGCCGCGCAGCCGCGCTGTCCTTCCGTAGCGTGACGCCCGGGAAGACCAGACCATAGAGCGGATCGGTGACCTGATTGCGGACCTCACGCCCCCAATCGTCCGCTTTGTCCTGGCTGTAGGTGGCGCAGATCAGCTCGCGGTCGGGGTGTTTGCCCAGATACCAAGCCGGGAAGTGCTGTGAGGCCAGCAGCGACTTGCCGTGTCTCGGTGGCATGGTCAGGATCACCCGCTTCTTCTTGCCGGCCGCCACGTCGTTCAGCACGTCAGCGATGCGCTGGTGATGCCGGGCGACGCGGAACTTCGGGAAGAACAAACTGGTGTAGAAGGCGAGGTCGCTGCGGCAGAGCGCTTGTATCTCGTCTGGGGTGACCTGCCGGTCAAAGATGCTGGTCACAGGCCGGCCATCACCCCATCGCCCAGATGGTGAAGATCGCCGAGGCGCAGCAGATCAGGCACCACTGGGCGACGCTGGTCAGCACACCAGCCACCGCGCGATGGCGCCTGTCATGCTGCCGATCACGACGGCCAAGGCTATCTCGATCAGGAAGTCGCGCATTGAGCCATCTCCGTTGCCGTGCCGTCGATGACCATACCACGCCCGAAGCGCGCCTTGATCGCTTCACGCAAAGCCTCCTGCTGATCATCGGTCAGTTTCACGCCATCCTCGCGGGCGTCGCCCTCGGTGCCGTTCATGCCGAAGGCCACGCGCTCCATCCGCACAAGCCGTTCGCGGCAGCGCACCAGCTTCTCGAACGTCTCGGCCAGCCCGTCGACCTGCAACACGGTGTCGGGCGGGTTGGTCT